AGGCACGTTTACATTTCTTTTCCAGGAATGTTCTATGGAATCGGTCTTCCTGCAATTCTCGAACCATTACAGGCAGAAGACGAGACACTACGCAATATGCGAATGGAACAACTCTATCTTGAGTTGGCCAATCCGGTATTAGCAAGTTCCGATGTATACGATGAAATCGAACAACAATGGCAAACCACAGAACCAAGGAAGCTTATTAAGGTTTCTGGCCCTGTTTCTGATGACGCAATTCGTCCATTGAGACTGCAAAATTCACTTATCAACTATCAGGAAGCAAGATCATCACTTGAGACAGACGCAATTAAGGCATCTGCAATCAATCCGATGTCATATGCAATACCAAAGGCCAATGAGCCAGTGAGAAACAATGTTATGTTGATGGAAATGACGCTGAAAACATTGAAGCTTTCTATCAATAATTGGGGCTATGGGTGGCTTGATGCGGTATCGCAAATGCTACATATTATGAGACAAAGATACCCAGACTTATTCGAAATAGCTGAGGAGCGTGGTGTCAAAGTGAAAGTACCGCGGGCAATCAGAATCGAGAAGGGAAAAATCTCAATTGATGAAGATGGTCAATATCAGGAAGAATCAACAAAGGATGACTCTTGGTTCTATATGGACGACGACTACTACAATCTTATGCAGGATCCAGAAATACAGCTTGATCTTGATACATTTGTTCCACTTACTCAAGGAAATCGAGCTCAGGCAGTAGAGAATGCATTGGCACAATTACTTCCTATACTTACACAGCCGGCAATTCTTGCCGCTCCTGGCATAATGGATCTCGTTCGGGAGTATATTCGCACACACGGGCTACCAGAGAGCGTTGCGGAGAGCTTGCAGGATGAGTCATCTCCACAGGAGATAGCTTCAGCACAGTCTCAGAATGAACAAATGATGTATGGCCTTGGGGTTGCTGGTATTCCTGGTGAATCTGATGCACACAAGATGCAACACATCTCGACAATACTTGATATTGATACACAAATGCAAAACTCACAGGATCCGATGCAACTTCAGCAGTTGACGATTAGTAGAAATATCATTGCAATGCACTTAAAGACCGACGCAATGCCAAAATATGCGGCACAATATGAGCTACAGAATATGCAACAATCAATGCAACCACCACAACAAATGGGCGGAAATGAAAATGTTAATACCCCACCAGAGTCGATGAATACAGATGTAATGACACAAGGCGGACCTATGCCTCAACAACCAATAGTATGAAACAATTAGACAAAACACAATTATTGTTATTAGACGAAATGTATAGAAGTGAGGCATACAAGCTTCATTTAAAAATTATAAGACAGTATATGAAGTCAGAAATTCGCAAAATGTATATAAAGCCACTAGACGGAAAACGATACCCCTCAAGAGAAATTGGGTGCATGAGTGGAATGAATAAAATGCTCAAATATGCGAAAGATATACAAGATAAAATACAAATACAATTACAAGCACTTGACAAGAAACCAAAAGTGCGTGGTAGTATGTTTAGATAAGCTCATAACAATATACTATGGTTGATATAGATGCACTACAGGCCTCCAAGCAACTTGGAACGCCAGAAGTGGAAGTAGTAAAACCAGATGCCTCTCAGGAAGGAATTCAAGAGAACGCACCGGAAGAAGAACTAGTACCTCAAGTAGAAGGTGAATCAAAAGAGCCTGATGCAGCAGAAAAGTCATCAACGCCACAGAGAAACATCGAAGCGGAAGTAGGGAAAATTAAATACCTTGAAAAGGAACTGGCCACAAAAAGCAAAGAACGAGAAGCCTACAAGTCCATTATGGAAAGGGTGGATATGTTCTTTCGTAATAACAAGCCAGGTTACGAGCTTTTAAGACAGCATTACAAAGAATCATATGGCAAAGATCCCGGCGCATATGAGGATGTATACGGGGGTCAAGCACCTGCACAAATGCAACAGCAGACAGTAAAGGAAGCGTCAAGTCTTACACCAGATGCGGTGAAAAGGGTGGTTGCGGAAGAGATTACAAATGCCAAGGTTAATGATGAAATTAACCAGGGTTTTGGAGAATTTCTCGAAGCATATCCACAACTAGATCCTGCAAAAATGGATGAGGCGGAACGCGAAAAGTTCAAGAGTGGAGAATGGAACTCAATCACACAGATCGCAATTGCCCTCAAGGCAAGAAGCCCTGGAATGACAATGGGTAACGCACTCAAGCGAGCATACCAGACATTAAATATGGATGGTGAAATAGAGAAGGCAAAAACACAGGCAGAATTATCAGCATCTCAGCGTGCAATATCCGGTGGCGTTACATCGTCACATGCGGTAAGTACGCAAGAGAAGAGGGTAGTTCCAGTGAAGCTTACTCCATTTCAGAGTGATCGTTATGAGTCGATTAAGAAAACAAGTCCAACAGCCGCAAAGCTGTATCTTGAAAATATCCGAGCAATGTCTACGTAATTTTGTGCATGTTTTAACTTAAACAAACACAGAAATGTCAAATATAGTGAACGTGGGTGTAGATATGCGCCCAAAGTTAGTCAGAAACATTTTCGGACTTCCAACAGAGAATCGAGAGACCATTAAGATACCTGCACTTGATAGTGCTGTATTATTCTTGGGATCATTCGTCTCACTTAGAGAATTCGGAGTACGTGCATTCAACGATGATGACATTATTTACGGTTTTGTTAAGAATATTACAAGAAAAGGTCAACTTCTTCCAATATGGAATGATAGTAAGATGGCCGGAGCGGTTACCGCAGCAAGTGGTTATGTCCCAGCATATTACACATTCTCAGCAACAAACGATGAGTCAAACACTACATCAGCAAAGTTGGAAATGGTAGAAATTGTTCCTGTATTCTTTGGAGATATTCTTTCTATGGTTCTATGGGGAGCATCAACTTCACCAGTAGCAAGAGCTACAACCACAGCGTGGGGAACTACAGCATCGAGCCGAAATATTGGAGCATATATGTCAGTTGATACAACATACACATTTGCGTTGACAGAATCAACAGCAAGTGCAACCGAAACAAACCTAGACTTCAGAACAGTCTCAATTGATGGGCAATTACCAGAAAGCAAATACAGAGTGTATGCACAATGTGTACGATCTGCAAATAGCTACCTAGTAGCAGCCGCATAAGATAACTTAGAAAATACGTAAGAAATGTCACACACATTAGCAACATGGGATCTCTATAGACCGGAAATTGATGCTTTCATCAAGGATGAAGAGCAGAAGATTACTCCGATGTATGAGAAGATCTTCAGTGTTGAAAACACAAATAGATTAGAAAAGACTGAGTTTGGATGGTCAGGATTATCACCAATGGTACGTGTTGAGGAAACCGGTGATTCAGTCGAAGACGAGAACTTACAGGGATATGCATGGTCATATGTAAGACAGGTCTATCGAAAGCACATTACATTCTCATCTGATTTGATCGAAACCAACCAACAGCCAGACCCAAAGATGGAGACAATGGCACGAGAACTTCCACGAGCAGTTGCATATTCACGAAATATGAACGCATTTGGAATGATTCGAAATGCTTTCAGTTCTTCATACCTATGGGGAGACGGTAAGGCCCTTGCTTCAACAGCACACCCACTAAAGAATGGAACTGGTACACAACCAAACACATTCGCAGATGGTGTACAAAGAGCGTTAAGCAAACTTGCATTACAGGAACTTGAGGATGTTTTACAAGACATGATCTCAAACTCTGGAAATAGCATGTATATCGAGAATGTCAAGCCGATTCTATGGTTCGCACCAAAGTATCGAGTGAAAGCATTCGAGTTGGCAGAGTCAGAATTAACACCGGAAACGGATGCTAATGCTGCAAACTATTGGAAGGGAAATCTTTATGACCTATGGGAATTACCATATATTAAGTACCGATTTGCTTATCAGGCAGGAGAAACAGAAGTTGCACAAACATCTGCGGATAACTACTGGGATAGCATGTGGGGTCTTATATATCCAACAGTTACTCAGAAATACTTCAAGATGAAAATCGCAGATGGATACGCAAAGTATTCAGATGAAGAGATAAAGAGAAACCAGACATTCGTAAAGTATGCATCAGATAAGTATACATTCGGAAATACTGGATTCTTCGGATTCGTTGCTTCAAAGGGAGACGGAACTACATACACAGGATAGTCCTTTTGTGTCGTGCCGGTGGACATAAAACGCCGGCCCTAAATCTGTGCAGCGAAAAAGGGGTTAAACAGATAAAAGCTAAACTTAAAAAGAAAAGAAATGAATTTTAAACAAGCCCTACCAGCATTACAGGGTATTCCCTCATATGTGCAGGGTAAGGCAAACGTTTTGTATTGTGGTCCAAGGACATCTACTTGGATGAGAGCAATGCAGGACATTCTTCCGGGGACATGGTTTCCTACCTTAAAGAATGCAATTGATGCATTACCAGCGGGAGATGGAACTGCAACATTCGGATTCAACAACTCGGTTATTTTTGTTGGACCAGAACATCCAGAAGTTACAACTTCAACATTACCAATTGTACCATTATCAAAATCAGGAGTAACTATTGTATTCGGGCCAGATGCATATCTTTACACAAGCGCAATTTTGGGTGCTGGAAATGCTCTTCTTGAATTACAAGGATATTACAGCAAGGTTGTTAATGGACGATTCTTCACAACACAGGCTGCCCAAACGGGAAGTGCCATCATCGTAGGTGGTTCCGGTGTAGAAGGAGCAGGACTTTACGCAACTCTTGAAAACTGTCTCGTACAATGCACAGAAAGTGGAACATACACAGACTTTGCAAAGGGGATCCAAGTTAGAGACGGAAAGTACACAACTATTAAGGATTGTGTTGTCTATGGAGATGCTGGAACAACAGCAAACATCTCGATTGAAGCTGGTATTGGAAACAGCAGAGGGGTTCGTATTATCAACACTACATCACGTATTGTTGTTGATGCAGGAAACGCTGCATACGCACTTTCGGTTGATGCAGACCAGAACTACGGACACATTATCGGTGGTTCATTCGTAACCCCATCTACACAGGATGCAATCGAAATTGATGGTAACGGATGGGAACTAGGTGGTGCAGGACTTGCTGCAAACGCTGATGCGGTTGGAGCTGGTGCACAGATCGACTATAACGGAACAGGTGTAATTGTTGGACCATTCTACGTAAAACAGGTAGGTGGTGGAACTGCTGCATCATTGTTCAGCGAAGCTAACATCTAAAAGTAAACAATATGATAGATCCACTACATCCTTCCGTATATCACATCACAGTAGCTAACATTGCTAGTAATACAGTGGCCTGCGGTAAAGGAAAGAAAGGTAAAAAGAAATAATTATTGATTATTTCTAGGGATTCCTCTACGGAGGAGTCCTACAGAAGTAATTAAGTTTACTTTGTCGACAAAGGTAATATTTTATTTAAACACAAATGTTTGTAACAAAAACCACAAAATACGTACTTGGAGGGACTTCCGCAGTTGCACTTCCTACTGCTGCTGATGCTACTACCACAACTGCCGCATTAAATGCAGACAATATAGATCAACTACACGTTGACCTTGTTTGGGATCCTGTAGCAATATCGGACATTTTATATTTGATTATTGAATTTGCAAACCCACTTAATGGGGAGCCTGTTACTGCCGATTGGGGACAGGAATGTGGTGTCACATATGCATCTGGTGTCTCAACAGTAGCGCAAAATACCTATAGCTTTACTGCTACTGGTGTTGCTGCGGTTGTACTGCCTATTGATATTCCTATCACATCACGATGGTATCGGATCAAGGTGCAGGAAACTGCCGCCGGAGTACATGGAACAATAAGAGTTAAAGTAACACAAAGAGAACAGTCATGATAGGTGATACAAGACATTTCGGTATTCGAAATATTCAAGGAGAGGGTGGCATAGTACCTCCTGGAAGTATCAGTTTTGCCGAAATTCAAAACATTACTACAGACCGACTTGTTGGACGAGATAGCGCGGGAACTGGGAGCCTCGAACAGCTTACTGTTGGTGGTGGTATTGAGTTTACTGGGACTGGAATACAGACGTCAGCATTTACTGGGGATGTCACAAAAGCAGCAGGTGGCGTTGCCACAACGGTTGCAAATACCATTCCAAAAATCGTATCGTTCTCAACAACAGAGGTAACAATAACCAACACGGTAGACGAAACAACGGTTGTTGATTTCACATTGCCTGCTAACTCATTGAGCACTGGAAATATGCTTGAAATGAGTATTTATGAGACACAGATAAACAATACCGGTGGAAACACATCATTCACTGTAAAGCTTTATTATGATGACACGGTTATCGCCTCAGTTCCTACTGGGAATATTGGGGCATCTGCAACATCAAGAAGCGGAAAGATAACGGTAATGTTAAAGGGCGCAGGAGCAACCAACGCACAGTACGGACAGGTAGATATAGCACATGCTCAGATTGTAAACTTTGGGCTTGATGGTACTGCGGCAGAAGACAGTACAACTGCCCTGCATGTGAAAGTAACAATCACATTAAGCGCGGCAAGCGCAAATCTTACATGGAAAATGCGCGGATATAGGGCTAAGTTGATCAAAGCATAGTGTAATGTATTTTACGGATCAGGGATTTTCGACAACAAGTTTACAGGAGGCAATTGACTCCCTTCCATCAAACGGTGGTGTTATATATATTGAGCCGGGAGAGTGGGAAATTACAGAGACGGTAACACTTCCGTCATATGTGAGCATTTTCGGAGAGGGAGACACTTCGGTTTTGGTTGCTGCCGACTTATTAAACGATCACGTTTTCGAGAATGAGGACCTTGTTGCTGGCAATACTGATATTCACCTAGGGCATTTTAAAATAGATGGCAATAAGGCTGGTCAGACATGTGCTGTTGGGCTTTCTGATGGAGTGCATATGGATAATGTAACCAATTGTAGTTTTGAGAAAATAACTATCACGGAAATGCGCGGGTCTGGGCTTGACATACAGGGTACAAATATAAACGTGGACGAGTGTGATATAGACACTTGCGATGAACATGGGGTAATTGCAAGAGCAGGAACCGATGGTTTCTTTGTGCATAAGGGTGAAACGTCCTACATGACAAACCACGGTGTAAGTTTTGAGGACGTAAACAATGTCCAAGTACAGTCACATCACTCACACCATAATACAAAAAATGGTATCAATGGAATTATTGTAAAGCAGGCACGATTCACTGATAACTGGTTATACAATAACACATGGAGTGGGCTTGATGTCGAAGATTTGGAGAATGCGGTTATTAACGACAATTATTCGTATAATAATGCCCTTTCTGGGCTTGTTGCGGAGCAGTATCCTACGGTATGGGCACCATCTCGAAACGTAACATTTACCGGAAACATAGTTTATAACAACGGTTGGGCTGGAATTCTATTGCAAGAGGTTCTCGGTGGGTCTGTTACCGGAAATGTTGGGTGGAATAACAGTCGTTTGCAAAGCGATATTGGGGCAATGGTCCACCTGAAATATGACTCTGGGTATCCATATGATCCGACCCACAGAAATCTACAGATTTCGATAGTGGGAAATTCATATGTTGACAATAGGGCAATATCTTTATCTACCTATGCTTACGCAATGAATGGCACAAATGGAGTAAGTGCGGGTGGTAATTATATTACCTTTGCCGGAAACGCTGCGGTTGGTTATTTGACGTCGGCGGTTAGAATTATTACCGATGCTGGTACTGATAATAATATTGAAATAGGAACAACATAATATGGCACATTTAACATTTACACCCATCTCTTTTAATGGAAATGGGCTACAATTAAAAAATATAGCGAAGGGAACGGCAAGTACGGACGCTGTAAGAATGGACCAGGTCTCTGGATCAAGCAGTGTAATGCCATTCGTGACGGTTGGAACTATTGCTGGACAATGTGATTACTTATGTGACGGGACTGCTGATAATGTAGAGATTCAAGCAGCAATCACGGCAATCACCTCAACTGGCGGTATTGTATTTCTAAAAAGTGGTACGTATAATCTTGCTGCTGCAATTGATGTTCCATCAAAAGTACATATCCTTGGAACCGGAAGAAGAAATGTATTGGTAAAGACAAATGGTGCAGCCATTAAAGCATTTACGCTTATTGGAACGGCGGGTAATTACAGGTTCGACCAGAAGCTTGCAAACTTCGAAATTCGTGGGAATAACTCCGCAGTTGATACAAGCAATATTTTGATTGATATTCAATATTCTGATGAATGGCTTATTGAGGATGTATATGTAAGGCAGGGATATGACAATATCCGAGTTGCTGAGTCAAATCATGGAAGAATTCACAAGTGTGAAGTAAGACAAGGACAGCATTACAATATTAACATAGCCGATACTACATCTGCATGCAATTACTTGTGGGTAAATAAATGTTGGATTTCGAGATCATATCTTCACAATATTTATATTAACGGTGGAAACGACATAAGTATCAACGATAATGCCATTGAAGACGGTGCTATTGTTGGTAGCGGTTACGATGGTGTACATATTGATTTGACAACGTACTCAACAAATAGACTTCATATTTCAAATAACCACTTCCGAGGATCAAATGGTTCACAAAGATATGCGGTTGAGTTCACAAATGGTGCAGGAACCGCAACATTAGATCTTTCAAATAACACTGTTGTGGAGCAGGCAACTGCAAGCTATGGGACAAATGTGAAGGCATACTCGACAACGTACTTGACAAATGAGGGTAGTCGCTTTGGCAATAACACAAATTATACAAATCTCGATACTACTGGACATATAACCTTCGGTGGATCTGCAAAACCATGGGAGGATTTGCGAATCGAACCAACGGCAAGAACAACCGGTGCAAACGCACCGTCATTTGAGAAGTATTATGACGATGCGGCAGGTACATCAAGGGGAGTATATCTATACTCATTTGATGATGCTGTAGCAGGAAGCGAGAAGGAGGTGTTTTTCAATATGCAGATGCCACACAATTGGGATGGTGGAAGTATACAAATGCACGTACATTGGGTGGGTAGTGTTGATGATACAACATCTGCCCCAAGATGGGGACTTGAATACGCATGGAAGGAAATTGGCGCAACATTCGGTGATACAACTATAGTTTATAGTGATGGCTCAAATTACACCGGCGCGGGAACGGATGCGAATATTACCACAGGAATACATTATGTGTCAAAGTTTACTGCATTGGTGCCAGGATCAACGGCTGATAGTATCAGCAGTATTCTGGTTGGTAGACTGTTTAGGGATTCAGCAGACGCAGGGGATACATACAATGCGGCCACAAATAAGTGTGGGCTCTTATATATAGATGCACACTACCAACTTGCAAGAGTTGGAAGTGATAATGAATATACAGCATAACATGATCACGATATTTAGGGGAAAACTATACAGAAATTGGGATGTTTACAAACCAAACCATGGTCGTGTTATTACATTTGTTGATAAGACAACAAATAGAATAATTTTTTTGAAAAGACCATTGAGTAAGACTCAAATTACAGATCAAAAGTCATGACATTACTAGAAATGAGAAGGGCGGTAGCCGACAATTTGGGAAAGTTATCAAGCGATGGATTAACTGTTGTGGAGGGTATTGTTACATCTGCCGGTATTGACGGTTATTTAAACCGTGTGTATCGAGAGGAGATATTTATGCTTCTTTCTGATAAATACCCAGAGGACTTTATTCAGACAACCGATCCTATTGCGATGTATGAGGGGCCTGCGGTGGTTGATACTGCATCTACAGGAACAACACTTATTACAACGACGGCAATTTTTAAGGACTCTCATGAGGGGCTGTATGTCTACAATGCAGACTTGGCCACAAAGGCAAAAATAGTTACATACATTGGGGACTCAACGGTTACTCTTGACACAACAATCGGTGATACATGGGACGGTGATAGTGTGTACGTGTTGTCAAAACGATTCTCGTTCCAGGGGGACGCGACGGACTTAAAGGAAATTATGAGGGTTGGAGTAAAGTATACATCAACTGATACATACTATAGGACAGCAACAAGAATGTTTGCCAATACTCTATATGAAGAGGGAAACGAATCGGCTTATAAGACTGCCCCAATATGGATACGTACAACAGAGACAATTGACGATGTTATGATTCCTGCTGTAGATATTATTCCACAGGCAGAAACTATTAACGGAAAATTGATATTATATTATATTCAAAAACCACCGATCCTTGCATCCGGGGACTCTCCGATATTAGTAAATGCTGGTGTCTCCGAGGCGATGGTAAACGCAGCAACGGCGTGGGGCTTCAGAAAACTACAGAATATGAACGCATCATTGAATTTTGAAAGATTGTATAAAGAGGGATTGCAGAGAATTATTCAGACATATAAGCCAGTGAATCATGGAAGATCTGGAACGATCTATCAATCAAGATACTATGTAGGATTAAGAAATAGAAGATATTAACATGATAATACCGCAGTGGATCTCCGATCTTGGTGGAATAATACAACGCCAGGATATGGACAAAATACCTGATAATAGTTCACCTTTACTATTGAATATTTCATTAGTAAAGCCTGGAACATGGATGAAGCGAAAGGGGACAGATCTTTTGGGCACAACGCTTGCAGGAAGTGGGACGCGTGGTGCACTTGACTATTTAAAACCGGACACAACGCATGAAATTCACGCTGTACGTACCACAAATCTTGATAAGTATGTTTCTGCAACAGATACTTATTCGACTATTGATGCGGCAGATTTTGCAAGTACGGGGCAGGTACAATCGGTGAATTATCTTGGTAGAACCTATTGGATTGGGGCAAACGAACCTTTGCGCTACTCTTCCGGTGGGACAACAACGGCAGTTGTTGATACTGCTGGTACTCCACAGACAATACAGGGTAACACAATAGCGACAGCACAAAACACACTGTTTATTGGAGGCATCAACAAGATCGGCTCAGGGGCAGTTTCCTATAGAGATAGAGTATACTACTCACGATTTGATGAAGACACGGGACTTGGAACACACAATTATTACGATGATGCACATGCATGGGAATGGCAATTAACAACAAGGTTCTTCTCGACAGTTACACCGGTAAGAGCACTATATACTTTCAGCACATTAGGGACAGTTATTGCTTTCAGTGAAAGCGAGGCGTACCAATTTAATATCAGGTATGAGGATCAACTTGCCGGAGTTGACAGGCTTTTTGGAATTGGATGTGTTGGGCCACGGGCAGTAACAGAGTGTAATGGATGGTTGACATGGATGGCTCCCGACAAGCGTATCATGGGATGGACGGGTGGATCAACTCCTCCACAGCCACTTACGTGGGCAATTGAGGATGATGCAAATGGTGAGGCTATTATTAACAAGATCCTTGCATCAAATCTCTCTACAGTATGTGCGGGCTCTCTCGGGAATACAATTTATTACTCAATTGGTACAATAACACAGTTTGGTGAGACTATCACAAACGCGCTACTTGTTGGATTATTCTCACAGGATTCATCAAGTATTTTATGGTCACTGTACTCACTTCCTTTCAAGCCAACAATATTCTTCAACGCAAACTTTGACGGCGAAAGGGTGCTTTGCTTTGGTAACGAAACAAATGACAATATTTATAGGATGGAGATTGGGACAAGTGATAATGGAACAGCAATAACTGCAAAGGCAAGAACAAAGTTTTATCACTTCTCAATGCCGTACCAAACAAAGGAGACGCAGAATATTTTCGTGAAGTTTCGACCACAGGCAGTTAATAACACATACTTAAAGGTTTCTGCCGCATATGATGGGAAGGTGTCATATGCTGCACTCAGCGATCCTGATGCAGTAACACCTGTGACAACACACGGGGTTATAGATATGTATCAATCCGACTACGCAACAAACCTTGATAAAGTAGGAATCATCGAACATGATGCCGCAAAGCAATATAGATCAGTATCATGGGAATTTTCAAATAATATATTAGACGAATCGTTTGTCATTTCAAGTTTCGGGCAGGACGTTACCGAGCTTGCATTATTGGATCAAACAACAGTTATTGAATAATGGCATCAGATAATATACTTTCACAAATAGGCTCAACAATGGGTAGGGTTCTCAAGCCAACCCTTACTGGTATTACGAGTTCTATTTATAATTTGATTGGACCTGCGGTTGACAAGAATGTACAAGAAGAAGACAATATTCGCAGAGGTGGGTACGATACTTTTAATGGACTTACTACTGGTGACTCTTTATATCTTACTCATTTCCTCTCACTGAAACCACAGGCAATTATAGATATTACAGTTGATAAAACGGCACGCTCATCGTATGTTACTTGCCAGCCAGTTGGTGCAAGTATGACAGTTGATCTACCTTATATTTTCTATGCAAAAACTGATCCTGTATATTGGCCAGTATTATTGATTAAAAACATAGGTAACGCCCCACATACTGTAACACTTGACCCCGATCCAGACGCTATTGGTGGGTTTACTATAGACGGGTCGGCAACGTGGGTATTGAATCAGGGAGAGGCAGTAATTCTTGTACAACAGGAAATGGGATGGTTTATTATGGCAAGGTATGTATAATTGCACACTATAATTGAACATGGCATCAACAAATTACTCAACATTTTATCAGGCGCAGAATCTCCCCGTAAATATTCAGTCTGCTCCGGTTGCGTCAACGCTAACGGGACAGATAAAGCAACTTGTCGATTCACTAGCTAGTACATTAAAGCCAGCAGATGCGTTTACGACCAAGTTACCATATGAAACCTACGCCGCACCACAGAGACAGTTGGCACAAACATTTATAAATGAACAGTTGAGACCAGAATTCGAATACTTTACTTATAAGCCATTTTTGGCCCAACTGAGAAATCAGGCAGCCTCATCAACAATGGCACAGCAGGGGGGTTACCAGGACTTTGTAACACGACAGAAGAGGCAAACAGAGCAACCATTTTATAATCAAGCACTTGAGGTATCTGAGCAATTAGATGAGTCCGCAAGAGATGCATATAACAGAGAACTACAGAAATACTATGATAGTCCAACAACATATTCTAATTTAACATCATAATAGAGTGGCTTCATCATCATCATTATACAACCAAATGCAGGGTATTCTTGGTCAATACCAGAGTATGCCAACATTTGATACACAGGCAGTACGACAGGACTTAATGTCTCGCGTTAATGCATACAAACCGCAATACGAGGAATTGGGACAAGCAGAAGCGCAGGCCTACGCTGCACCCGCAACATTTCTTGATCAATTGAATTCATTCTATGGGACAGAACCAGGACAAGGAGCATCTTCTATGTCAAGACTTGCCGCCGCAATGGGGAAACAGGGACAATACTATGGGACAGCAGATGCTATGCGTGGTTCAATTGATACACAGAAGGGAAGACTTGAGGATATGTTGGGAAATATCAATACAACCTACGATAAACAAAGACAGGGATATTTGGATCAATATAATATGTTGACTCCATTATATCAGGCCGCAGTCCAGCAAGAGGAAGCCGCAAGAGCGCGGGCAGCAGCCGCAGCACAGTATGCACAGCAATATGGAACAGGTGGCGGGGGTGCTGAAACACAAAATGGAGCGGGCGGGGGTGACGTAGCATATATAC